TGGAGAAGAGGAACTCTACGGGCCACCAGAATTACAAGTTGCAATCAACCATTTGTACGCAAATAATTCTGATAATGCTGCAATGGACTTTGCCGACAACACATTAAAGGATGCGTATCAAACATTCTTGTCGGCATCAAAAGCAATGAAGACTGTTTTCAATCCAGTCTCCTATGCTACAAACTATATTTATGGGCCAATGAACATGGCTGGGATGGGTATGAATCCATTCAAGAATATAGGCAGAGGCGCTAAGTTTGCAGCCGCTCAATATGAGCCTGTTGCCAAGATGATGTCCAATGTTGATATTGATGAGTTCAAGTCATGGAAAGAACTTGGTGTGTTTCCTAAAGGTCTTGCGTTTGCTGATATTCAGTCTGGCTTGAAATCTGGAAAAATAGGAAGGTTTGCGCAAAAAGCAATTGATCCATTTGGGAAACTATACAGTTTCGCAGATATTCAGAATAGATACATAACTGCAAGAAATTATGAATCTCAATTATTTAAACAATTCCCAAATGCTTCTCCAGATCTAGTGAGAAAAGAGGCTGCCAGATTCACAAACAATACATCACAGAATTACGATTTTGTTAGCAATGGATTGAAGACGCTTTCAAGAAATGGTATTCCTGCTGATCAGTTTGCAGTATTCACATTTGAATTGATGCGAAATCAGTACAATCAAGGAAAGCTTATTAAGAACATGCTTGACGGGTCTTATGCAGAAGAACTATCCCAAAAGTTTGGTGTCACTCCTAACGAAAAGGCAATAAAAGAAGAGGCTTACAAAAGGATAGCCTCAATGTTTATTGTTTATGGGACGACAACGGCAACAGCCCTTAAAACAATGGAGTTCCTTGGTGTCGATAGAGAGAAAGAGAGAGCGTATCGTGAAACCATTCTTCCAGAATACGCTGAAAAAAAACCTCTTTTTATTAAGGAGAACCCAAAGACTGGTGATATTGGGTGGATGAATCTATCATATATCTTCCCACAGCAACAACTGATTGGGCCATTTGTTGCCGGAATGAATGGCAGGCCGTTGACTGAAGCTGTTAAATTCGGTGTTGGTGGATTAGCAGAAGACATTCGTGGGAAAGGGTCATTTGTAATGAACTCACTTTCACAAGCTGTTAACAACTATAACTTCGAAACTGGAAGGCCAATTAGCGCGTCACCAGATGAAAATACGCAACTCGCAGAAAGGACTGGTTTTGTTGTCGAGAGTTTATTGACTCCTAGTTTTGTTGATTTTGTTAAAAAATCACAAACTAGACCAGCACTTCAAACTGCAGAGAAGCTCGTCGGTCTTCGCTTTAACGACACAAATGTAGATAAAGGATTTGGTTTTAGGGCTAGATCTTTAAAAGAAAATCTTAATGCTGTTCGTTCTAATATATCTTCTGCAAGGTTTCGTGTTGAAGATGGTAAAATGAATCAACAGGAGTTTGACAATATCTACAATCAAAGCAACCAGTCATACAGAGACAACCTTCAATCATTAAACCGCCATGTAAGTAACTTGCGTACAATCGGTCTTGATGATGGCAGGATTGCAGGAATGCTAACAGATAATGGGTTTGGTAGCGAAATTACACTTGCCGCTCTTGACGGTGAGGTTATTGATGCGCCAAAGGTCAAACGCGATACCATCACCGATCTTTACGATGAGATCGCTATGTTGCCCAGAAAAGAACGAGAGGCTCGTATTCGTAATACATCAAAGGAAGATCCAGAATTGGGCAAAAAACTCGCGAGTCGTCACAAACAACAGGTTATTGATGAGGTTCGAAATGTAAACGATAAGGACATGGTTATCAGAAGACTTGGGATTGATGATGGGACTAGGGCTAGATACATCTGGAAGCAGATGCAGAAAAACCAAGAACCAGACTCTGTTCTTAAAATGTTCATGAAAAAGGGCATTGCTACGCCAGAGGTTGTGCGCGACATCAGAATCTTACAAAAGAAATGAAGACAAAAAGTAAAAAGCAAGTCCGCTACCTGCTCAGCAAGGTTTCGCCGCTTTCCTCAACGCAACAGAATAAGCTCAAAAAAGAGTTGCACTCTGGGGCCGTTAAGGTTAAAAACGGCAAGAAGACCAAATGAGCGACGAAGACCTATCAGCGATTGATAGCAAAGAGGCAATGAAAGAGTTCTTCCTTGAGGTCAAGGAAAGGGCTAAGCAATTCCCTCGGAACACTATCGAGAACTACAACCCGAATGTGGCGGCACAGATCCTCTGGATGCTGGCGCAAGGCGGGCGTATCAATGCTATTGCCAAGAAGTGTAGGGTGACGCATGAGACTGTTCGTGCGCTGGAGTGGAGGCATAACGATACACTTGAGTCAAAGCGTAAGGAGTTCTCCAAACGCTACGCCATTGCTGCGGCTGAGTACACCGACCTTTTGTTCGAGAAAGCAGAGCAGTTGAGCCGTGATCCAGACCAGCTCAAGGCAATCTCCCCAGACCGATTGGCGTTGACTATTGGCATTATGACCGATAAGGCTGGACAGCTTTCGGGCATGGCGAGTACTATTGTCGAGCATCGCAAGGGGCCGTCTATCGACGATGCCGCGAAGATGATCGCGGAAGCAAAGTCTAGGATTGCCAATAAAGTCAAAACGCAAGCGGTAGAAGCTGAAATCGTAGAATGATACCAGAACCAGAATCAAGATACGCTGATTACGCTAAGGATGGTGGCAATCTAGTTCGCCACTACATGGTCGAGCATGACGGCGTTCAGCACAAGTGCCACACTAGCGTTTACGCTTCGTATCTAGCCGAGAAGTTTGACGCTAAGATTTGGAATGTGGTGCTGGAGAAGTTCGTCAAGCCCTTCATTGGCGTGTGCAAGCATTGCAAGAAGCGTCGAGAGCTTCACTTTGTTGACGGGAATAGGGGATCATTTCCAGCGGAAGAGGATGCGTTTTGTTGCGAGGAGTGTGATAGCGTGTATCACATCAAAGACATCCTAATGGAGACTGGTGCATATAAAACGAACTAATGCAGTGGCGTAAACATCCAATCCTCCAGCCTCCCAGTGATGACGAGGTATCCTTGATGGAGCCAGATGATCTTATTGAGCTTCATCGTATCTACCATGAGGCCATCGAGAACGCTGAGAAAGACCCATTCCGATACGGGTTTAGGCTTCCGCATTGGGAAAAAGCTGAAGAGCAATTGTCGCAAGTCTCTGAAGTTTTAGCACTCGGGGGCAACAGATCCGGGAAAACTGCGTGGGGTTCTTACTGCGTGGTCAAAGCCGCCATCGAAAACCCAAAGTCAGAAATCTTCTGCTTCGCCCAGACATCGGAGGTAAGCATCCGCCAGCAACAAAGCGCGGTGTGGAACTGGTTGCCGCATGAGATGAGGACAAAGCAAACCTCGGCTAACGCTTACATTTCGTACACGAAGAAGAACGGTTTCACGGATAATTCGTTGATCTTGCCTAATGCTTCGCAGATTATCTTTAAGACCTACTCTCAATATCAGAATAACCCAACTATCTTAGAAGGCGCGGAGCTTGGTAGCCGTGACCCCCAGTGGCACAACATCGGAGTATGGCTCGATGAGTACTTACTTGGTAACGAGCTTATTGACACCTTGCGCTTCCGTCTTGCTACCCGCAACTCCAAGATGCTGGTGACATTCACCCCGATTGATGGGTGGACGGAAGTTATTAAGGAATACTTAGATGGTGCTACAAGCGTCCAGAGCGTCGAGGCTGAACTGCTCAACGGCGAACTTGTCCCCTATGTCCAAAGGAGTAAGAAACGCAACGCCAGCGTCCACTACTTCCATTCCAAGGACAACCCTTTCGGTGGCTACGAGCGAATCAAGGAAACCCTAGTTGGAAGGCCTCGGGAGGAGATTCTAATTCGCGCGTACGGGGTTCCAGTTAAGTCCCACGCCACCAAGTTTCCCAAGTTCAATAAAGAAGTCAATGTTGTCCAGCCATCAGAGATCCCAACTACGAATGTTACTCGCTATCAGATTATTGACCCAGCGGGTGCGAAGAATTGGTTTATGGCTTGGATTGCTGTGGATGCGTCTGGTACATTTTGGGTATATCGTGAGTGGCCGGGTGTCGATGTAGGCGACTGGGCTGAGTGGAAGGGTGGCAAGTGGATGCCGGGGACGGGAGCTAAAGGACAGGGCTTTGGTATCCGTGACTACATGGACTTGATTGCCGAGCTTGAGGGTGACGAGAAGATCTTTGAGAGACTGATTGACCCTCGGCTTGGAGCTGCAAAATACCAGTCTGCGGATGGGGCATCTTCCATCATCGAGGATTTGAATGATGCTGGCATGGTTTGCATTCCAGCTCCAGGGTTAGACATCGACGATGGACTACAGGCACTTATTGGCAAGATGTCATGGGACACCACTAGACCTGCGGATTCAGTCAACCGACCGCATTTCTATGTATCATCCGAGTGTGAGAACATTATCCAAGCGTTGTCTGAGTACACGGGTGATGGAGGTCTAAAGGAGGCATGGAAAGACCCAGTCGATGTATTAAGGTACGCTGCCATTGCAGGCATAGATCATGTTGACGAAACCAGAAATCTTGCTACAAGACAGGGAGCTGGAGGCTACTAACAAACCATGAAAACCGCAAATAAACCGATAGTTGCTGAGGAACTTATCATTGACTGCCTAAAGGAAGCGTATCTTAAGAGGGCAAAAATGGAAGAATACGGGAAAACCCCTAGACTTACGGAGGAGATTGAAACTCTTGAACACGCCATTCGATACATGAAATCTAAACTAAACCATGAAAACAGCACCAACTAAGAAAGCAGCAAAGCGCGGTCGCCCACCTAAAGCTAAACCAGAAACCCTTGATTCCCCCGTGGAACCTCAAGATGACACCACCTATGAGGGCGATTATCTAGTAATCCGCAAATGCCCAAACCCTAGTTGGGTAATGGTTCGCATGGATGGTGAGGCAGTCCCAGTTAAGGCTCCACCTAGGGTTTCGCACAAACTAGTTGGCAAACCTATAAAAGTTGTTATGATATGCCCCGAGGTAGGCGAGCAGTTCTACGAATACATGCCATCATGAGCGCACCAACAGAAGAGCAAGAAGAGTCGATGATCTACGCCGAGGACGGCCCTAATGTCATGGCGTTGGCTGATGCCTACGACAATTGCCTTATTGACTTGGAGGAATACTTTGAGGCTTGCTTGCGTTCGTATGATGACCGCCGTAACCTTTGGCCGGGTAAATCAGACGACCTCCGTAAACAAGCCGCAAATGCCTTTCCTTGGCAGGGAGCTAGTGATATTGAGGTCAATGTGGTAGGGGAGCGTATCGACGCATTTGTGGCCATTCTAGACCAAGCATTGCAGCGTTCCCACATTAAGGCGTTCCCGACTTCTATGGCATCAATGCCACGCGCCTCAATGGTAAGCGGGTTCCTCAAATGGATGCGCTCGTCTTATATCCCGAACTTCCGTCAGCAGATGGAGTTGGGTGCTAATTATCTGCTAGAGAAGGGGTTGATGGTGTCATATGTCGGATGGAAGCGTGAAAAAAGGACATATTTGCAACAGGTATCCATCGAGGAAATCGCACAAGTCTCCCCCGATCTAGCGGAACTTATTGTTAGTGGTGCTGATGACGAGATGGTATTCGGTATGCTCCAGACAGCGTTCCCCGACCTATCGTCAAAGCGTGCAAAAAAAGCCATTATGGATCTTCGTAAGAAGGGTTTGGCTGAAGTCTCTGTCCCTCGTACATCGGTAGATTGCCCAGTAGTTTACTCATGCGCCCCCGATGGCGAGGTTCTTTTCCCATCGTATGTGACTGATCCTCAACGCGCTCCGTATGTGTTCTGGCGCACATTCCTAACATCTCAGGAGCTTGAGAAAAAAGTAACCTCCGAGGGCTGGGATGCCGATTGGGTCGAGAACGCTATCGAACGACTTCGTGGTAAAGATTCCATGTACTTGGATGGTGAGAAGCTCAAGACAATCGACCGCTTGCCTATCACGGACGACAATGACCTTGTTATGGTAGTGTATGGCTACCAGAGACTCATCGACGAGGAGGACGGTTCTGAGGGCATTTATTGTACGGTCTTCCACCCAACCACAGAAGGCTTCGCCAAACACGAACTCCTTAATGGCTATGACGACTACCCCTTTGTGGTTACGCGCCTATCGAATGACCAGAAGCGCATGTACGAAACCCAGACTTTCTCGGACATCCTCCGTGGAGCGCAAATGCAAATCAAGACCGAGCGTGATTCTCGTATTGATCGTGCTTCTCTGGCTACTCTCCCTCCATTGTTGCACCCGGCTGGTCGTCCTCCCTCTGATTGGGGGCCAGGAGTAAGGGTTCCGTATCGTCGCCTTGGTGAAATCCAATGGGGGCCACCGCCTCCAGCCGACAATGGTTCTGTTGAGGTTGAAGTATCCATGACGGCGCAGGCAGATCGTGC